AAAACCTCCCTTTTAAAACAAAACAAATGAAAAGAAACACTACAGTTAGTTACAAAGGTTTAAGCGATAGTATCGAATTATCAGTAGATTACTATTTAGAAGAAGGTTGTAAAGGAGATTACTTTACACCACCTACAGAATCAAGAGTTACAATTTCAGCAGCTTATGTTGGAATAAAAGAGAAAGAAGATATAATTGATTTAATAGATCAAGATATAGTAGAAGAATGGGAAGAACAAATACTAAAAGAATACGAATGAAAAAGTTTATAGAAAAAATTATATTAAGTGATGCATTTGTAAAAACATTTATTTATGTTTGTGCTATAGTGTTCACTTTATTATTTACAATCCAACTCGTTTAGTTTTTTAAGTTAGTTGTTTATATTAGTTGGTTGATAGGAGGTCTCGAAAGGGGTCTCCTTTTTTTTTGTATTGTTCTAAAATCGCTTTTAATTTTCGATATATATATATGAGAGTTAAAGTTACGATACCTAACGATTTATCAGAAATCACTTTAAGACAATATCAGAAGTTCTTAAAAATACAAGAACAGAACGAGAATGAATCTTTTTTAGCTTCTAAAATGATGGAGATATTTTGTGGTATAAAGCTAGGAGATGCGATGAAAATGAGAGCTACAGATGTCAATAGAATCACATCTATACTTGCAGATATGTTTGAGCAGAAACCAAACCTAGTACAGAAGTTTAAAATGAATGGAATAGAATATGGGTTTATTCCTAACCTAGACAATATGAGTTTAGGAGAATATGTTGATCTGGATAATTATTTGTCTAAATGGGAATCTATGGAATATGCTATGGCTGTTCTATATCGACCTATTACAAACAAACTAAAAGACAAATATACAATAGAGGAGTACAAGGCAAAAGATCAAGACATAATGAAGGATATGCCAATGGATGCAGTAATAAGTAGTATGCTTTTTTTTTACCGTTTAGGAATCGACTTGTCGAGAGTTATGATGAATTATTTGGAGCAGGAGGAGGTAACGAACTTACGTCTACAGGACAGTTTGCGACAAAGTGGGGTTGGTATCAATCAATTTACGCACTCGCTCAAGGAGATATTACAAGAATTAAACATATCACTAAATTAAATTTACACGAATGTTTATATATGCTATCGTTTATGAAAGATAAAGCAGACACAGAAGCAAGACAAATAAAAAAAAAAATTAAATGAGCAATCAAGGAATAAGAGGATTTTATCAATTAACAGAAACAATAAAAGACCAGTTACTAAACGACATAAATGTCAATACAGTAACTACAGGAGATATTACTAAAGTAGATTTATCTAAACAAACTATATTTCCTTTATCGCATATAATAGTAAATAGTGTTACAGCTCAAGAGCAAGTATTAAGTTTTAACATAACTGTTATGTCAATGGATATAGTAGACATAGACAAAGAAGCAACTACAGACATATTTGTAGGTAACGATAATGAGCAAGATATACTTAATTCTCAATTAGCTGTACAGAATAGATTAATACAGTTACTTAAAAGAGGTAATTTATATAGAGACAAATATCAAATGGAAGGAGACCCTACTTGCGAACCTTTTTATGAAAGATTTGAAAATCAACTTGCAGGATGGGCTTGTACAATGGATATACTAATAGAAAATGATATAAGCGTGTGTTAATGGATTTAAAAGAAACTAGAGACATATTAGAAAAATTTGCAAAGTATGTAGTTAAACAATCTCGTACTAACTTAACAAAACAAGGCAAGAATACATCAAAAAAATTATATAACTCTATCAAGTATGTTCCAAAAGATGATGGATTAAGAATATTGTTTGAGATGCTTGATTATGGAGAATTCCAAGATAAAGGTGTTAGAGGTAAAAACTCTTATTATGCAGATGAAGCTACAGCAGAAAGTCCTTATAAATTTGGTACAGGAAGTTTTGCAGGACAGGGAGATAAATTTAGAAAGAGCATAGATAAATGGATGGTTAAAAAGAATGTGTTTAATAAAAGCATAAGAGATAAGAAAGGTAGGTTTATACCTAGAAAAAGTTTAGCATACTTAATAACAAGAAGTATTTATAGTAAAGGTATTAGAGCGAGTATGTTTTTTACTAAACCTTTTGAAAAAGCATTCAACGATTTACCTCCAGAATTAAGAATAGGATTTGTAAAAGACATAGAAAATAATATAGAATGAGTACAATAATAAACGCAAGAAGTCCATATTACATAAAAGTAGAACCTGCATCAGGTACATTAAGTTCTGCATCAATGAGCTTGTATATATATTCAGGAACATTTACAACAGACAAACCTGCATCAGCAACTTATACAATAAGCAAAGATATTATAGGCACAAACAATTATGTAATATATGAAGTAACAGAATTAATTAGAGATTATCTTATAACAGAATATGGCGCATACTCTATTGATGGAGTTTGGGTAGAAGCAGATATAACACTAACTAAAACAAGTGGAAGTGAAACGCAGAACTATGATTATCTAGCATTTGATGGATATGGATATTTTGAAGATGGAGTAAATCCTAGAACAAGTACAAATCCTGCAGTTACTAAAATAATTTCAACAGCTACAGGAACGACAGCTTACAAACTTATAGATTCAACTCAAACATTTACAAAAACAGTAGATGTAGGAGATACAATAACAAACACAACTGATACAACAACTACAATAGTAACAGGAATAGATAGCGATACACAACTAGCAGTAAGAGCTACAAACTTTATAGAGTCAGGAGATACTTATACTATAGCAGATACAGGTAATTACACACCTCAATACTTACAATCTAATACAAAGATATATTTTAAGAAAGGTAGAGATATAGTATTTCCAGTATTTGCAGAAGCAGAAGGTACTATTGCATTTACAACAGGTGGAGATGCAGATGTATTTTGGAATCAAGTAGACGAGTTCTGGAACTTGTATGATGTTAATTGGTCTAATGTATTAACTCCTATAACAATAAGCGACACAAACGTATCAGAAGATAAAATAGTTTACATTAGATTAACGCCTACTACTGATCTTAATACTGGAGATGTAATAACAGTATCTACAACTAAATCTAACTATACACAAAGCGTTACAATAACATTAGAAGAAGTATGTGAACCTAAATATGATTTTCTAGATGTAGTATTTTATAACAAGTTTGGTGCTTTACAAATAATGCCTTTTCATAAAAAGTCAATGATTAGTATGGACAGTAATTCTGAAAGCTATAAGCGTAATCTAATGGACTTTGTAAATGACCCTACATATAATAAAGAAAAACATTCAGTAAGACAGTTTCAAGTTACAGGCAAAGAGAAGATACAAATGAATAGTGGATTTATAGATGAATCATTTAACGAAGTAATAAAACAATTAATGTTAAGTGAACAAGTATGGGTATATGATGGTACAGAAGTAAAACCAATAATACTAGATACAAAATCACTACAGTTTAAAACATCAGTAAACGACAAGCTCATAAACTATACATTTGACTTTAGCTATGCCTTTAATAAAGTAAACGATATTAGATAATGCAAAATATACAGCTTTACATAGAGAATCAAAGAATGGATATGTTCAAAGACGAATCTGTTTCTCTTACACAAACTATACAAAATGTAAGAGACATAGGTAAAATCTTTACAAACTTTACAAAGACATTCTCGTTACCTGCATCTAAAGACAATAACAAAGTATTTAAACATTATTACAACTTTAATATAACTAGTGGATTTGATGCAAGAACAAAAAAATCTGCAACTATAGAACTTAATTTCTTACCATTTGAGAAAGGTAAAATAAAATTAGAAGGTGTAGATATGCGAGACAATAAACCTTACGCATATAGAGTTACTTTCTTTGGTAATACAGTAGATTTAAAAGATGTTTTAGGAGAAGATAAATTAGATGCGTTATCTTGGTTAGATACTAATTTTACTATTGATTATTCTAATACAGAAGTAAGATTAAGACTACAAAACGGATACGATACAACAGTAGATAGTGTATCATATACAGATGCAATCATAACACCTCTTATAGCTCATAACTTTAGATTATATTATGATTCATCAGCTCACGTTCAAGATTCTAGAAATTTAGCACACGCACAAGCAGGACAAAAGAATGGTGTATTATGGAGTGATTTAAAATATGCTATAAGAGTTCACGTTTTAATAAAAGCAATAGAAGCTACATACCCAAGTTTATCTTTTAGTACAGATTTCTTTAATACATCTAATACTAGGTATCATAATTTATATTTATGGATGCAAAGAAAAAAAGGTAATCTAGTAGAAGATGACCAAGAGTTTACATCACAAGTTACAGAATTTTCAGGAACACCTAGTCCAGTATATGTATCTACTTCACCTATTGCAACTACTATTACAGTTGAAAGAAAAATTACAAATATATCTTTAACAACAGTTATGAGTGATTCATCTGTTTTATATGATGTATTAATCTATAGAGATGGTGCTTTACTAACATCTGTAGTAGGTATAAGTGGAGATCAAAGTTCTTTAGATATAACTTTTACAGGTTCAATAGAAGATGGAGATTTAACTGTATTTGTAAGAGGTACTGAATCAGTAACGTTTAATACATTTACTTTAGGATTTGTAGATATAACACCTAGCTCTCCTGCAGAACAAACTATTGATGCAGCAGTAGCAGAAATTACAGAAGTAATAGAGTTTTATCCAACTAAAAACGTACCAGAAATTAAAGTTATAGATTTTTTAACTGGTCTATTTAAGTTATTTAATTTAACTGCATTTACAGAAGATGATGGTACAATTAAAGTACAAACATTAGATAATTTTTATGCAAGTGGTACAAGTTTTACAATAGATGAATATGTAGATATGTCGCAGAAACAAGTAAATGTAGCTTTACCATACAAAGAAATATCTTTTAAATTTAAAGGAACTAAATCACTATTAGCTTCAGTATTTAATCAATTAACAAATAGAGATTGGGGTTCAATAGAATATAATAACAATGAGTTATTAGATGGAGGTACATATAAAGTAGAAGTACCTTTTGAACATATGCAATTTGAAAGATTACCAGACGGAACAGGAGGTACAAGAGAAAATGTACAAGTTGGCTATATGATAGACGAGAATGAGCAACCTATAAAAGGGGAACCATTATTATTTTATTCTATATACAATAATTCTAGTCCTACAACTATATCATTTTTAAATTCATTAGGCACATCACATATTGCAATTCCAGAAACAGGATATACAGGTTATTATATACCTAGTAATTCAGTATCGTTAAGTGCAAGTACAGATGATACAGTTTTACATTTTGGATTAGAAACTAATGAATGGGCGCCTAGTGAAAATTTTGATGGTACTTTATTTGAGGATTTGTATAAGAACTATATACAAGATGTATTTAATACTAAAAGAAGATTAATAAAACTAAAAGCATTTTTGCCATTGAAGATATTAAGAACTTATACACTAGCAGATAAGTTTGTATTAGGTAATCAAGAATATAGAATAAATAGTATAACAACAAATTTAGGAACTGGAGAATCTGATCTTGAATTATTAAATATAGTATAATGTTACAGAATATAATAGAGTTATTACAAGTAGCAAATGGCGAAACTGAAAGAATAAGAATAGCGCAGGGTAAGTATAAATTACCTGAAACATTTACAGAAGGTGTTAAACAAATTAAAAACGAAGTAAAATGGCAAAGAAAATAACAGTTGATTTAGAGTTAAAATACAAAGAAGCGGTAACAAACTTAAATGAATTTCAAAAAGAGTATTCTAAACTAGAACAAGAAAATAAAAAGTTACAAAAAAGTACTGCAGGAGTTGGTTCAACTTTAGATAAAGTTACAGGAGGTGCTATAACTAAATTTCAAAATTTTAGAGGTTCTATAGGAAGTACTATAAGAAGTTTTAAATCGTTAAGAGTAGCTATAGCAGCAACAGGTATTGGCGCATTAGTATTAGCAATTACTTCAGTAACAGCAGCTTTCAAATCTTCAGAAGAAGGACAAAATAAGTTTAGAAAATTCTTCTCACAAATACAAGTTGTTATAGGTAATGTTACTGATTTATTAGCTGACTTTGGTATGGCTATAATAAATGTATTTAGTGGGAACTTTAAAGAAGCTAAAAAAAATATAGATGCTGTTGTTGATGGTATAAAAAACTTTGGAGAAGAAACTCGTAAAGAAATTGAAATTGCAGGGGAATTAGCAGATATGAGAGCTAAAGCTGATAAAGCTGAAAGAGATTTAATTACGTCAAGAGCTGAAGCAAATAGAAAAGTAGCTGAATTAAGAGAGATCGCAGCAGATAAAGAAAATATATCTGTTCAAGAACGTATAGCAGCAATTAAAGAAGCAGGTAGAGTAGAAGAAGAAATTACTAAAAGAGAAATTGAAGCAGCTAGATTAAGATTCGAAGCAAAGCAACAAGAAAATGCTTTAAGTAAATCTACAAAAGAAGATTTGGATGAAGAAGCTAGATTAAAAGCAAGATTAACTGAATTAGAAACAGGTAGATTAAGAATACAAAAAGCATTAACTGCAGAATTAACAGCTACATTAAGAGAAGAAGAAGCAGAAAGAAAAAGAATAGAAGCAGAAAAAAAAGCAGAAACAGATCAAGCGGCTAAAGAAAAAAAGGAAGCAGATGATAAAGCAAGAGCAGATGAGTTAGCAGCAGAAAAAGCATTAGCAGATTTAAAAAAACAAATTAGAGATGCAGAAGCGGTTTCTGATGATGAAAAAAGAGCTTTAGAAATAGAAAAAGTTACCGAACATTATAATAATCTTATTGCTTTAGCTGAAAAAAATGGTATTGATGTAACTAATTTAGAAGCAGCAAAAACTAAAAGAATTGAAGAATTAAATAAAACTGAAGTTGTTATATCTGAATTAACAGGTAAACAAAAAGTACAAATTGCTATGGATACTTTACAACTTATAGGTATGATAGCAGGAGAAGGTAGTAAAATAGGAAAAGCTGCAGCTATTGCTCAAGCAACTATTAGCACAGTAGAAGGAACAATTAACGCATTTAAAACAGCAGCAGACAGTCCTGTAACAACATTTTTTCCACCATACCCATTTATACAAGCAGGTATAGCAGCAGCAGCAGGTTTAGCTAATATAAATAAAATAAAAAGTGTAAAAGTCGGAAGTAATATAAGTAAAGGAGCTATTTCTAGCGCAAGTATTGGTGGCGCAGGAGCAGGTGGAGCAGCACCTCCTGCACCTCCTGCATTTAATGTAGTAGGAGCAGGTGGCATAAACCAATTAGCTACAGCAATAGGCGAACAACAACAACAACCAGTAAAAGCATTTGTAGTAAGCAATGATGTTTCAACTGCTCAAGAACTAGACAGAAATATAGTACAAGGAGCAGCGATAGGATAAATACAAAAATTAACTAAATAAACGATATATAATTATGAGAATAGTCGAATTAATTTTAGATGAAGATCAAGATATTTCAGGAATAGAAGCGATTAGTATAGTTGAGAATCCTGCAATAGAAGAAGATTTTGTCGCTTTGAAAAATCAACAAGAAATAAAACTAGCTGAAATAGACAAAGATAAACGTATTCTATTGGGAGCTTTACTAATACCAAACAAACCTATTTATCGTAGAAATGGAGAAGATGAATATTATATATACTTCTCTAAAGATACAGTATTAAAAGCATCCCAACTTTATTTGCAAAAAGGCAACCAAAACAATTCAACTCTAGAACATCAGCATTCTATACAAGGTTTGTCTTTAGTAGAATCTTGGATTATTGAAGATGAAGTACACGATAAGTCAAGAAAGTATGATATGGATTTACCAGTAGGCACTTGGATGGGAGCAGTAAAAGTAAATAATAAAGATATATGGAATGAGTATGTAAAGACAGGAAAGGTAAAAGGATTTAGTATAGAAGGTTACTTTGCAGACAAAATGGAAAGACCTAAAGAGCAAATAAATGACTTTGCAGATGTAGAAGCTGAAGCAGAAGAATTATTGTCAGAAGTAAAGGGTATTATAAGAAATGACAAAAGATATAAGAGCGGAAAGAAAATGATAATGGAATCTTATAGTGATTATCCTAGTGGAGTAAAGAACAATGCTAAAAGAGGTATTGATCTAAATAAGAAAGTCAATAATAAATGTGCAACTGATGTAGGTAAGATTAGAGCGCAACAATTAGCACAAGGTAAACCTATAAGCAAAGAGACAATAAAAAGAATGTACTCTTATTTATCAAGAGCAGAAGAATATTATAAAGAAGGAGACAATGAAGCGTGTGGAACTATCTCATATTTATTATGGGGTGGCAAAGCAGGTTTAAGATGGAGCGCATCTAAACTAAAAGAACTAGGAGAAATAGAATTAGCATCTATGAAAGTAAACGATGACTTTGCTATTATAATAGATAGGTTAGCATATTCATCTAAAGATATGGCTGAAAAAATTGCAAGTGATATAGGATGCGAAGGAACACACGAACACGACTTTGAAGGTCAAATATGGTATATGCCTTGTGAACAACACGCAATGACTGAAGAACAATTTAAAAAATATAAATGTCCTGAAGGGTATAGAAAAGATTATCAAAAACACAAGTGCGTTAAGATGGCTGAAATAGGGGAAAGAGGAGGAGTAAGAAAAAGTCCTAAAGCACCTAAATCTGACACACCGAATCCAAATCCAAAAGGTAAAGGAACAGCTAAAGGAGATGCTTCTACAAGTAGAGGTGCTAAAGTATCAAAACAAGATGAAGCAACTTTAAAACAAAAGTCAGATGATTTCAATGAAAGATATAAAGATAAATTAGGATACGGAGTAAATGTAGGTACATTAAAAGCAGTATTTCAAAGAGGGCTTGGAGCTTTCAATGTTTCTCATAGTCCAAAAATAAAATCAGCTTCAGCTTGGGCATTTGCAAGAGTTAATGCGTTTTTATATTTAGTTAAAAATGGTAGACCTCAAAATTCTAAATATACAGGCGATAATGATTTATTACCAAAGGGACATCCTAAAAGCGATAAAAAATAAATATGAAGTGGAATAGAAACATATCAAGAAAAAATTACATACCTAGCTATACAAGTCCTAAAGGAGGAAGAACAGCTTGTTTATGTTGGGACACGAATACATATAGTATTGAATGCTGTGATGGTTCATTAAGAGCGCAGGGCATAGGTTCAATATATAGAACATCTTAAAAATGCAAAATAAATAACCTTAAACGATATATATATATGAAAGCTACAGAAATGTTAAACAAAGTAAAAGATTTGTTAGGAGTTGAACTTTCAGAAGAAGTTAAACTAGAACAAATGAAATTAGACAACGGAACTGTTTTAGAAGCAGAATCGTTTGAAAAAGACAAAGAAGTTTTTATAGTTACAGAAGATGAAAAAGTACCTGTTCCTAATGGTGAATACAAAATGGAAGATGGGAAAATTCTTGTCGTTAAAGAAGGATTAATTTCTGACATCAAAGAAATGGAAGAAGAAGTAGAAGAAGAAGAAGCTACTTCTGAAGAAGAAGAAATGAAAGAAGAAGTTTATGCTTCAAAAGACGAAGTATCTGAATTAAAAGCTATCATTGAAGATCTAAAAGCTAAACTTGAATTAAAAGATCAAGAACAAGCAGAAGAAATCGGACTTGCTATGACTACTATGTTATCGGAGCAAGAAAAAATAGATGAAGCAGTAAAAGAAGAATTATCTAAACCTGCTGCAGAACCTATCAAGCATAACCCAGAAGGGGAAGTAAAAAAAGACGGTTACTTGTACGCACAAAATAGAAGAAAAACTACAAAAGACCGTGTATTAGAAAGAATAGTAAATTTTTAAAATAAATAAATAAATAATTATGGCGACTACAGTAAGTATAACAAGTACATATGCAGGTGAGTTTTCAGGGAAGTATATTTCTGCTGCCCTTTTAAGTTCTCCTACATTAGACAATGGTAACATCGAAATTAAACCAAATGTAAAGTTTAAGGATGTAATCAAAAAGGTAGCAACTGATTCTAACGTAATCAAAGATGCTACTTGTGATTTTACAGATACAGCTACAGTAACATTGACTGAAAGAATCCTACAACCAGAAGAATTTCAAGTAAACCTTGAGCTTTGTAAAAAAGATTTCGTATCTGATTGGGAAGCAATTTCAATGGGATATAGCTCTTTAAATCAAAACTTACCTCCAAAGTTTTCTGACTTCATTATTGGACACGTTGCAGGTTTAGTAGCAGAAAAGAATGAGCAAAACATCTGGGGAGGTGTAAACGGAAACGCAGGAGAATTTGACGGATTTTCAGTTTTAATGGCTGCTGATTCTGATGTAAATGATGCTGCAAACGGTGGAGAAACTGCATTTAGTTCTACAAACATCGTTACATTATTAGAAAATGTAGTAGATGCTTTACCTTCAGCAGTTTACGGAAAAGAAGATGTAAAAATCTATGTTCCTACAATAGCATTCCAATCTTATATTAGACATTTAGGCGGATACGCTGCTAATGGAGTTGGTGCGCAAGGTATTGACAATAGAGGTTCATTATGGTATGATAGAGGAAGCGCATTATCGTTTGACGGTATTGAGGTTGTTTTAGCACCAGGTATGCCTTCAGATCATATCGTTGCAGGACAAAAATCTAACTTATACTTTGGTACAGGTTTATTATCTGACCATAACGAAGTTAAGTTATTAGATATGGCTGACCTTGACGGAAGTCAAAATGTAAGAGTAGTAATGAGATTTACAGCAGGTGTTCAATATGGCATCGGTTCTGATTTAGCTTTATTAACTCTAGCATAATAAATAAATAAGTATAACTAAAGAAAGGGTAGGTGGGATTTTGACTACCTACCTTTTTTTTTTAAAAAATAATATAATATGGCTTGTGCAATAACAAAAGGAAGAACGTTACCTTGTAAAAATTCAGTAGGTGGATTAAAAAACGTTTATATTCTTGATTATTCGACTGCAATATCTGGCTTAAGTCCAAGTGCAGGTTTAATAACACTACCAACAGACGATACAGCAGAATTTTTTAAATTTGAGATTAAAGGAAATTCAAGTTTAGAAACATCTGTAACATCATCAAGAGAAAACGGAACAACTTTTTATGAAACTACTTTAAATATTACGTTCACATATCTTGACAAAGAAACTCAAGAAGAAATCAAACTATTAAATGCAGGTAGAGCGCATTATGTAGTAGAAGATTATAACGGAAACTATTTCTTAATTGGAAAAGATCACGGAGCAGAAGTAACAGGCGGAACTGTTGTAACAGGTGCAGCTATGGGAGACCTTTCAGGATTTACTCTTGTAGTATCAGCGCAAGAAACAGCACCACCATTCTTTGCAACTGCACCAGATGTAAGTGCTACTACTCCTATTGACCCAGATGCTTAATAGGTAGTATATAAATAGAAGAAAGGGGTCTTATGACCTCTTTTTTTTTGTTTATCATACAAAATAGCGTTATTATTTCGATATATAAATATGAAGATATTAACGACAAGTGCTTCAGCTCAAAACATTAATATTATACCTAGACAATTTTTATCTACTTATAAATTAATAGTAAAAGACGAAGCTGCAAATGAAGAAGTATTTAATGCAGAAGTAACAGCAGCAGCTAGTGATAATTACAGAACACTACAAGTAACATTTGACCCTGTATTGAAAGAGGGTAGATTTTATACTATGGAAGTAAGAAATAGATTAGTAGATACGCTAATTTATTATAAAGACAAAATATTTTGTACAGATCAGACAATTAATCAAGACAGTAACGATTACTATGATATTAATAGTGGTCAATATGATTTTGATGACACATCTGGTTCACACGATAACGATTATATAATACTATGAATGATTTAAGAATAGTTAATTTAAGTACCTATACAAGTCCTAAAATAAAAGAAGTTAATAATAAGGACTGGGTATCTTACGGAGACGACAACAACTACTTTCAGTATCTAATAGACAGATACAATGGCTCTCCAACAAACAATGCAGTTATAAATGGTATATCTGCTATGATATTTGGTAAAGGTTTAGACGCTACAAACTCTAATAAAAAACCTGACCAGTATGCGCAAATGATTTCTCTTTTCAATAATGACTGCGTTAGAAAACTTTGCTATGATTTAAAATTAATGGGTGGATGTGCTATACAAGTAATTTATTCTAAAGATAGAAGTAAAATTGCACAAGTAGAACATATGCCTGTAGAGACGTTAAGAGCTGAAAAAGCAAATGACAAAGGCGAAATAGACGCATACTATTATTTTAAGGACTGGTCAAAATACAAACCAAATGACAAACCTTTAAGAATACCTGCTTTTGGTACAAGTAAAGAAAGTATAGAGATATTATATGTTAAACCTTACAAAGCAGGATTTTACTATTATAGTCCTGTAGATTATCAAGGAGGTTTACAATATGCTGAACTAGAAGAAGAAATAAGTAATTTCCATTTAAATAACATTATGAATGGTATGTCGCCATCAATGTTAATCAATTTTAATAATGGTACGCCTAATGCGGAGGAAAGACAACTTATTGAGCAAAGAATATACCAAAAGTTTAGTGGGTCTAGTAATGCAGGTAAGTTCATATTAGCTTTTAATGATAATGCAGAAAGTGCTGCATCCATAGAACCTGTACAGTTATCAGACGCACATCAACAATACCAATTCTTAAGTGAAGAAAGTACAAAAAAAATAATGGTAGCTCATAGAGTTGTTTCTCCTATGCTATTAGGTATTAAAGATCAGTCAGGATTAGGAAACAATGCAGATGAGTTAAAGACAGCTACTTTATTAATGGATAACACGGTTATTAGACCGTTTCAGACGCTTTTAATTGATGCTTTTGACCAGATACTTGCTTTTAATAATATCTCGCTTAATTTATACTTTAAAACGCTTCAACCGCTTGAATTTACAGACCTTGACAATGTACAAGATCAAGAAACAAGAGAAGAAGAAACAGGAGTTAAGTTAGCTAAAGAAGATTTGACTGATGAGGAGTTTGATATAATATTAGATGAATTAAGAGGAGAAACTATTTCTAATAGATGGGAAGCAGTAGATGAGAGAGAATATAAAGAAGATGCAGAAAGTGAAGAAGAATGGGCTGCTAGATTAATTGAATCTAAACAAGAGAATTTAGAAAAGAAAAGTATAGATTCTAAAAAGTCAGGATTTAGTTATTTAGACAAATCATTATACAAAGTAAGATATAAGTATAATGAAAAGTATTCGTCTGGTAAATCAAGACAGTTCTGTAGAATTATGATGTCGAGAAGCGGTAGAGGTATAGTATATAGAATTGAAGATATTGATAAAGCATCAAGAGCAGGAGTTAATAGATCATTTGGGCATAAAGGTAAATCTTATGACTTATTTAAATATAAAGGAGGTGTAAACTGTGGGCATTTTTGGAGTGCAGTATTGTATAGGTTAAAATCTAAAACAATGAAAAAGAAGATTCAAAATTATGATGAAGTAAACAGCATACCTAAATCGTATCAACCGACACCTGCAGGACATAAAAAAGCAAAGGTAGCACCAAAAGATATGCCTAATAACGGACATCACCCAAATTACAAATAAGATATGGCAACAGCATTATTTATAAAACCAGTTACGCTTAAAAGAAACTCTATAATAGACGGAAACGTAGATATAAACAAATTCATTCAATATCTAAAAATAGCGCAGGAAATACACATTAAAAACTATTTAGGGACTGATTTATACAACAAGATCAGTAACGATATAATAGCAGATAGTTTGTCAGGCGATTATTTAACGCTTGTAAACTCGTATATTCAACCTATGCTTATACACTATGCTATGGTAGATTATTTACCATTTGCTGCTTATCAAATAAAGAATGGAGGGATATTTAAGCATACAAGCGAAACAGCAGAAACAGTAGCAAAAAGTGAAGTAGATTATTTAGTTGCTAAAGAAAGAGAATTTGCAGAATATTATACAAGAAGATTTATTGATTTTATGGCATTTAATCAATCAAGCTATCCTGAATATACTAGCAATACAAATGATGATATAAGTCCAGATAGAGATTCTTTATTTAATGGATGGGTATTATGAGGTATAAACCAAAGCAAATAAATATAAAAAGATTATTAACGTTTTTAAAAAAGCATAATGGCAACATTAACAAGCACGAAAATAAAAAACACATACGATGCACTTCTAAAAGCTAGTGATAACGATGCTATAGGAAGTTCAGCGAAACAGATCACAGATGGTTTAGGAAACGGTACTCCATTATATATCTCTACAACTCAAATAGGTATAGGAGTAACACCAGAAGCTACTTTTGATTTACACGTTTACAGTAACGCAAAGGTAGGAGGTAATTTAACTATAACAGGGGACTTAACAGTAAACGGAACAACAACAACTGTAGGAACAGATACACTATCTGTAAAAGACCCATTAATAGTATTAGCAAATAATAACACAAGTGCAGATTCAGTAGATATAGGATTTTATGGTAAGTACGCACCTAGTGATACAACTTTATATGCAGGTTTATTTAGAGATACAGGAGATGGTAAATTTAAAATATTCAGAGATTTAGAAGAAGAACCAACAACTACAGTAAATACAAGTGGAACAGGATATACTAAAGCAGATTTAGTCATAGGCGATTTAGACGCACAAAATGCAGATATAACTTCAATATTAACAACAAGTCAATTTACTGCAAGTAGTCATATTATATTAACTGCTGCAGGAAGCGATAGTGTAATAAATGGAATTAGACAGCAAAACTCTAATAGATATTTTAATTTTCAATTAGGTTCTTCAGGTGGTTTAAAGTCATTTGTTTATGATGGTGTTAATCCAAGTATAAATTGGTTAAGCGTAGATACGTCAGGTAATGCTACGTTTAGTGACAATATAATAGTCGCAGGAACAGGTAGTTTTACAGGACAAGTTACTATACCTGCTACTCCAAGTGCAAGTACAGATGCAGCAAGTAAAGGATATGTAGATAGTCAAGTAGGTGCTAATAACGAATTATCAGAAGTATTAGCTAACGGAAACACTACAGGAGGAACGGATATAGCTATTACAGCAGGAGATAAAATAACTAATTTTACATCAACAGGTATTGATGATAATGCTACTTCAACAGCTTTAACAATAGATTCATCGGAAGATTCAG